GGTGATCAGTGTTACAAATATGCCCGGAAGCTGGCCGGGTCTTTTACGATTCCCATGATGCAGTCATCATTCATCATGAGATATTTCGCGCCAGCCTTGGTGACAATCTTCTGCCCACCATAAGTGCCATACATAATCCAATCACCAATCTTTGGCTTCGGATTAATGTTAGCCAGCTCAATGCCTGATCGCGTGACAGCTTTGTAACACTGATCACCCATAGCAACGATTTGCCCGACATACGTCAGGTGCGCTTCAGACTCCAATGCTTCATCAGGTAGCTGAATGCCACCAGCTGAAGTCTTCGGTGCCTCGAATGGACGAACCAATATGCGCCAGCCAATTGGCTGTACTGGCAGCTCCGCTTCAATGTTGCGCTCTGGCTTTAAGAAGCCGACTTCGCTCATGGCGTCATCTCTGGCAGATCATCCTTGCCCTCGCGTGCAGCATCCTCATAAGCGCGAACCATCTGATCAGCCATCTGTGCTGCTGCCTCCAGACCCTTGATAAAGCCAACCTTCGATTTGTATTCCTCGAAATTGGCACACTGCCCCTTACCAAGTTGGGCTGATGCTGAAACAGCCATCTGGTTTAACCCGGTCTGCATGTCTTTTACGAATTGCCTAAGTGATATTTGTTGCATTTTTAAGTTTCCTTTTTGCTACACCTGCCAGATTTTCGAGCAGTGTTTGATAGGTCATGCCAGTTTCCTCAGAGGAACGGGCAAATTGTCGAGGGGAGACACCACGAATACCCCGCTTACGCAGGAACTCGCGTGCTGCACGCACTTGTTTCGGTTTAATTTGTGCCACTCGGTCGTGCCTTTTTCGCATTCGCAGCTTTTGCTGCTGCCAGCCTATTCTCACGTTCGATCTTCGCTTCATTTGCTTTTTGCTCACGCTGCTCCTTGCGCTGCGCCATGAAGTCATCACGCTGTTCTTTACTCATCGCGGCCAACTCACCGCGCTCTATATCAGCCACCATCGCATCATCCTTACGAGCTTGTTCACGAGCGTGCGCATCATCCTTTCTGCGCTCTTCTGCTTCGTGGCTTTCTTCTACTGGATCAATCGCAAGCGATGGGTCCATAATTTGAATCTGCGGCAACTGTGCTGCCATCTGAGCAATCTGCTGCTCATATTCTGGTGGCATCGGCTGGTCAGGACCAAACTGACCCGGCTCCGGCAGTTCACCACCCATCATACGATTCATCTCATTGAAGTACTTGAAGGCATAATGCTCAGCCATGTGCGCCTGCATGATTGGACCAATCATCTCCAATGCCTCTGGAAGCAAGCCATTAATGAAGTTCACATGCACTCGCAAATGAGCATCGTGATCCTGATCAAGCCATGCCTTACCACCCTGACCCTGCATCATCTGCATGTTTTCTGTAATAGGATCAAGTCGCTGCGGCTCATTCTTCTGTAACACCGACTCATAATCAGGAATACGAATAGCCTTCAGGAATCGCTCATGGCACTCCATCTGGTTGTAAATATGTGGATGTGAATCGGCCAATTCCACCAGCGCCTGACCCTGTGCAATCCTCTGCGTCGATGAGAAGATGTTCGGGTCACTGATGGGAATAACGTCAACACGTCCATCATAGTCATCACGCAACACAACTGACTCTGCGTCTTCGACTTTGTATGGATACTGGTCCGGCAGGAATTCATAGTTAAGTTCAGCGCGTAGCTTGAACTCTTCAGCCGCCGCCATATGCAGGCGACGATGGATGGCCGAGAAAGGCTTGGAGCCTTGTTCTATGAGAGCGATGGTAGTACCCACCGGACCAGTGTTCTTTGCGTCTCCAGTCATCACCTCTGTTGAAGATGAGAATGACTTACCCGAATCGAGTAGTACTTCAAATAATTTGGCAAGCGCTGGAGATGGGTCTTTGAAGGGTGGCGTATAAAATGCACGCGACAGCTCTTCAGCAGACATATTCACTTCTTTGTAAACGCCCGGAGAGATGTGGTTGTCTCCCGGTTTAATCTTCGCATCATTCGAAACGAAACCGCCCTGCATATTGGCAAAGGACGCACTATCAAGTAATGCACGGATCGTACCTGACGTAGCTTCAGCAACACTGCCAATCATGTGCAGCAAACCAAAGCCATAGAAACCAAGCCCCGGCAGATACTTGTAATGCGTAAACCAGATGCGCTTCTGCATCCGAGAATCATCTTCCTTCCAGTTACGCCGAATCGACATGACCTTGCGAGTAGACTTCTCGACCGTCACTACATACGGCAATGGTGCTTTCCGACCGTAACGTTCTATCTCTCTATCAAATGACATGTCACAGTGGCATTCGAATATGGTGTACACATCATCATCGGTATGCATTTCTGGACTGCGAGAATCAGCCTGATCACGATTCACATGCTCCCTGTCATCCAGCTGATCGCTACTGTATGGCGTTGAAGACGGTAGGTCGATCTCTTCCCAGAAGTCTGATTCAAACAGCTTCTGCATTTCTGTCTTATTCTTGAACATGCGATGCGTATAACGCGGCGCACTGGCAAGATCGGTAGCGATGTATGGCACGATAAAATCAGGTGACTGGATATACCGGCTAACCACCATCTCACTGATGGAATCCCAATATGTCTTCTTGAATGCCGAACCAGCCAATGGCAAATAGAACAGCATCTGATCTACCTGCCAGAAGTAACTGCGATCCTGATCCAGAATCTGATAGTTCATGTGGTTCTTGACGCGCTCTGCCTGCTCTTCTTTCTCGCGTGTCACCTCACCTACCATCTTCACCTTCACTGGACCTTCGGACGGAAACACCTCTTCGATAGCGCGTGACTGGAACTGCACCACGGCTTCACCGATCAATGGATAAGTAACAGCAGATGCGCCATCAAACGGCAGCTCATCCAAGGGCATGTTATTTAGCCCAAGCAGCTCCATCGCCTGATCCATGCGCCGCTCCCAATCCTTGCGTGACTGGAGATCAACCTCAACCCAATCACAGACCTTATTCGCAAGATCAGCGAGTTCCTGCTCGCTCAGGTCATGCATGATGTTGCCAGCGTGTTCATCGCTGTCATCCTGTGATGTGCGACTCATGCCGGGATTAAAATCAACCGTTGCGCTATTACCCCTGCGAACCACGGAAGCATCTCCCACCATGCCTTCAAAGCCCTCGTCTTCAAGAGCTGGCATCTCAGGGCTGCGTCCGTAATCTATATCGTCTGATCGTCTTGCCATTATGTTGCCCCTCTGACGCCACCGTAAGTGCGAACTGGCTTGTTCACATGGTTCATCAGGTTGTCGTTGTCATCGTCGTCATCAAGGAAGTCTGCGCTCCACTTCTTGCGAAGCCACAGCAAAGCCATCGTGACCGTATCTACCATATCGTCATGATCATCTGCTGGGAAAGCACCGCACTGTTTGATCACTTCTTCAGCCCACTTACGCTTCACATACCAAACACAACCGCGCTCAAGAACCAGTGACGCAGCATGTGCTCGAACAAACTTGGAATCAGTCACCTTGATGCGAGCCACCGGTAATCCGGCGCGACGCAACTCTTGTGCCAGAGAGTGACCTGATGCCTTCTTTTCCACCAGCACCTTATCCGGCTTCCATAGCTGTGCTGCCTCAATCGCATTCTCACGCAGCTCAGGAAATTCCATACGCTTATTCATGCGCTCCAGCATAATCATACTGAGTCGCTTTTGACCTTTGAACTTCGCAGTCCACGGCAGTTTCGGGTCAAGATATTCTTCATGCTCGAATACGCCCCACGTGGTACGGGCCGAATAATCATTCTCTTCCTCTTCCTCAAAGGCCGTGTCATAAGACTGCACGATCATTGAAATTGGTGGTAACTCAATATCTTTCCACTCACGCCAGTGATGCTCTTTGAGAATGTTGCCACCCTTCGCGGAAGGGTTCTGCTGAATCTGTGCTTCAAAGCCACGCTCTGTCAGCTCCATCGAGAGCTTTGCCATCTCTTCATGACCGAAGCGATCTTCTTGAAGCAGATCATTCTTACGCTTACGTGGATCGCGAAAAATGACTTGATTCTTCTCCAGCGGCTCGATGTGATCACCAAAGGTAAAGATGCCATCATCACGTACTGGAACAATACGATTCGAATCCTTCTTCGCTCGTGTTACACAACGATTCTTTGGATCAAAATAACCGGGAAGATTCAGGTGCACCCACCCACCAGTAGATAACACATGACCGGGAAGGTCTTGGTGGTGACCGCGCTGCGCGATAATCACACGTCCGAGTTTTTTCATATCGTTGCCGCGTGTTGACATGGTGTCTCGCCACCAGTCAATAACTCCACCACGAATCGTGTCAGAGTTAATTTCTTTCATGTTGTGCGCATCGTCCACAACAATACGATCACCACCCTCACCTGTTGCCGTTCCACCGACTGACGTTGCGAGTCGGTATCCATAATAATTATTATCGAAGCGTCCCTTCTGGTTCAGGTCGCTCGACAACATGAAGCTCTCCCCGAAATGCTCCTGATACCAAGGCGATTGTATTAAGCGGCGGCACTTCACGCTGTCCCTGAGTGTCAGGCTGCTCGCATACGTTGCAAACAGCCATTGTGTTGACGGTTGCCATATCCACTCCCATGCTGGCCACATCACAGCAACTACTGTTGATTTTGAATGTCTTGGTGGGATATTGATACACAGGTCATCAATATCACCAAGCGATACGTAGGTCAGGTGATCGCAAATGGCATCAATATGCCAGCCGCTCTTAAATTCCTTTCCCGGCTCCACTACGTGCCATGCTTCGGCAACAAACTTGCGTAAGTCGTTGCGCATCTCCATGGCCTGCATCTGGGTCCAATAACCCTGCGCCTGATATGAATCGAAGTTGACTTGACTGGCTATCATGTTCGTAACGCAAAGAACTTCGCCACCGTCAATAAACGGCGCACGACGAACTCTCCAAATGACCCTGTAACGCTGTGTGCGCTGATAAGCGCGTCCCAAACACCAGACCCTATCGCTGCCCCAGTGGTTTGGGCTTCGATGGTGTCCAGCTGTGTCTCAATGCTTGCCAAGTTAACGATGGTAGATTGCGATGCTTGTGCTACCACCACTTGTGTAAATGCCGTTGGCAAAACTGCATTCAAGGCTGCGTCCATGTCGTCAATAGCTGTCAGGTTACCTGCTGATACACGCACCTGAACGATATTAAAGACTGAATACACATCAGCTACCTGCATCTGATTATCTGTGCCATTAACTAATGCTTCTATCTCCAGCGTATTGGCATCAATAACCCTGACCACATCAGCCATGGATCGGTCAGTCCAGTTCAGCACCAATGAGCCTGCGTCCACGCCTGCTGTCACAAAATTAGCACCAGTATCCACAAACTGATACCTATTCACGGCATTCGGTGCACCAGAGCCAGTCGTAACTGCTCCCTCATCAATAGCTGGCGTGCGCCTCGCTTCGAATGCCAGCTTCAGGTTCTGCTCTTGAACCGTGATGCCAACCAATACTCCATCACCAAGGTCTTCCTTACCTGATGCATTAATCAGGTAATCATACGACATCGCCCTGAACTGACTTTCGAGCACGCGCAGTGTGTCCACGTAATCCTGAAGACTCAGGTTCGTTTCTGGCGCAGCAAGTCGAGCTATACGTGGTGATAACGTGTAGTCGATAGCGATGTCATTTCGCGTGGTCATGAACCCTTATGGCTCTCCCCAAGTTTCGCCAGTTCTTTGTCCCTTTGCTTACACAACGTAATGATGTGCGTATGCTCATTAATCGAAGCATTCTCCTGTTCGAGGATGGCCTCGCATCGCTCTATTGCTTCATTGCATTGAACGATCTGTGCTTCAAGACCATCTATCTGGTAGTAGCCCCAATCACGCATCACACGCTTACGCTCTTCCTTATACATCTCATCACTGATGCGCTCCTTGTTTTCTTCCAGAGCTTCCAGCAACTTATCTCTGATCCTGCAATTGGATAGGTGACGTTGATAATCCGTCACCATCTCCAGCTGCGACGTGCGCAATCGCTTAATCCTATTCTTGTTCTCTTCGCACTCATTGATCCGGCCAACAAGGTAATCCACCCGATGGGATGGATACCTTGCCCGGACCTCGGCTACCGCATTAAGACGCTCAGTTTCGATAGCATCAGCAATCTGCTCCTTCGCCTGATTACCCTGACCAAGTGGCAATTCTTCGATGCGCTTAGTGTTGATGCGTACCGACTTAACCCCTGTCTCACCGATGTTATCTTTCACTTCTGCTCCCTTACACTGCGATGGTGTCAGGCTGTCTGACTACCGTTACCGTTACCCCACTGTCACCCACTGTTGCATTCTGGGTGAATGGCAGGATTATTTTACCCTGCCTGACATTCACGACCGTACCGAAGTTGGCAGCAGGCGTCTTAACCAATGTATTGCTGTAGCTGGTAGAGCTTGCTTGTGCGTCGATAATCAGGTCGTAGAGATCATCCGTTACTCCGTATGCCTGAATCGTCTCGTTGATGTTGTAAGTATCGCCAGAAGCAAACAGGTCTGCACCATACAGATGAGTGATCACAAGCGTCGTTGCGTTGGTAACAGAAACAACTTCGTAGGTGCCAGTATTGGTTGTGTCCTGAATCAACATGCCAACCTGTACACCTTGCGCGACAAACGAAGCGCCAGAGTCAACCAGCGCGGTTGAACTTGTGCCTCCCGTTGCCGTCGATGGTGTGATGGCAGTCAGCGTGAAGACACCACTGGCACCCGTTGTTCGAGACGAGTACGCATAGCGATGCTCCTGCTGAAGCGTGTTCTCAACAACTCGCACCCAACCTACTGGTGGGACTTCTGAGTCCACCGTACCAGCCACCGTAATCGACGTGGCAGAAGCGCTGGTCACTGTCATGCCGCCAAACTGATCCTTGTCAATAATGCCAGCAACACCAGTATCACGCGCTACCAGCACACGATCTCCGGTTGCAGTATTGTCGATCAGAATCGTAACCGTATTCGGCGGTGTTCTGAGCGTGCCAAGATCATCAGTAAGGATGTATGCCTGCGGGTTTACGTCGATATTGCTGTAAAGCACACCACGCGCACCGAAGATCGTGGTTCCCGTAAACGTACCGAACGGCGATGCCTTTGGTGAGCTGATCGAAAGGATTGCGCCACCTGCTCCTGCGGTGTCAGCAACTACGGTATCGGATGATTCATCCGTCAGCGTATCGTTATTAACCACGGCATCAAGTGACGTCTGCTGGTCAGTAACTGTGATATAGGTCTGCACTACATCCTCACCAGCCACCGATGAGCGATTACCAATCAGTCTGGCCGTATAGCCGCCCTGACCAGTAATGTCATCGCCTTCATTGAACGTTCCTGATGGAGTGTCATAGTAAATCAACGCTTCAAGACCGCGATACGATTCACCCGGTATGTTGACACCAGCACCAAACAACTCAGTCTGTGTTGCGCCACGCCGAGTCACATACTTGATGCGCTCATATACCTTGGCAACAGATACGTCACCCTGCGCATCAACTATGATTGAGTAAGGCTCTGCTGTGCCGTTACCGTCATGATCAGCTGTCGTGCTACCAAGCGTAATGGTAACTGTGCCACCTTCACCTGCTGCGACATCAGTTGGTCCGTCGGTATTTGCAACTGGTGCTGCGGATGTGCAGGTTGCGCCAGATGACTGACCAGTGACCGTCTGTGCGCCAGAGCTGAAAATATCAACCAGATCACCAACAAGGTAGTACTCCAGTATCGGAGCACCAACCGTACCGCCAACTGCGGTAAGTACAGCTTGCGCTCCACTCGTTGCTTCAATGACTAATTCATCAGCAAGAAATGTTCCTGAACCTGCCGAACCAGTAAATCTGCGATACCCGGTTGTATTGTTAATGTCCGGGGCTGATGCCAACGGCAGTGCTGAAAAACCACCACCTGCGACGTTCAATCGGAAGTTGTCATACAGTGATGTGTACCTACGTGCGAATACCTCAAGGTCAGCATCAGCAATCAGCGTACCAGATGCCTGCGTCCTGACCAGAATCGAGATAATTCCCAGCGACACATCAGGGTCAGTCGTCCACCATTGGAACCCACCAGTACTGTCTGTCAGCTTAGTGCGATTCTGATACACATAAACTTCCGAGAATGCTGGCACGCTACCAATAGCCTGAATAGCAGTATATCGAGTTTGCCCCGAAACACCTGCGACACTGGTGGTTGATGCACCAGTACCACTGTCTGCCGTAACGCTAAGTGCGCCAGTACCATCAAAGATGTCACCTGTAACTGGCGTCGAATCATCCGGCCTGATCCACGCATACAGCGTGCCATCAATACCTACTTCGAAATCCAGCAGTGTGCCGCTATCTCCGGTGCCTGCCTGAATGACTTGTCGTCCAATATCACCAGCCACAAAGTTGGTGCCACCACTATAGGCCACTTGGATCACACCGTTACCGTTCGAATCTGGCGAAGCAGACAGCGCCCAGTCAGCCGTGATCGTTCCTTCCTTCAGCCATTCCGTGGAGCTGCGTGGCATGAAGTAGTAATTTTCAAGCGTAAAGGCGTTTGGCGTAACAGGTAACATCGGGTTTCTGAACCCCATGGCCTGAAACGCATCA